CAAGGATTTTGATGAGTATATGGGGCAAACAAACAAGGAGATGAGTGTTGAAAGATGACATGATAGAAAAAGCAAAAGAATTAGGTGTTGAAGTTTTAGCACATTGTGAGTTTGATAAAAAAGGCAGACTGGTGGATATGGGGAAAGCAAATGCCTATCTTAAATATTTAAAGAGTATCTATTTTGAGACAGACCAAATGTACAAGGAGTGAGGATGTGTGAGCCGTTATCAAGGTGCGTAGCAGGTGCTTTTATTAAAGAATGGTATATAAAATGCCCTCACTTGGATAGAGATTGTCAATGGCGATTTGATAACGATCCAAACAGATATGATTATTTGAGAAATGCGTGTTATTTATCAGGAAGTTTTGGGCTAGAATGTCCAGAAAAGGAGAAACTATGAACGAATTACAGAAGAGATTTGAGGAAATGCAAGAAAGGCTTGAAGGTGTGATAAAAGGCCAACGAGATACAATTATTTTGTATGAAGAGATCAATAAGAAATTACGTTCTCAGCTCACCTGGAGAAGTGTTGAGGAGCCACCGGAAGTCCCTGGAATGTATTTAATTATGTGGAATGACCTCGTTTTACTGTCATATTACTATCAGACAGCAGTAAATAAGGAAAATAAATGGTTGCAATTTAATAGCACAGATACATATAAAAATGTCGCTCATTGGCTACCTATCCCAAAACTAGACTAGAAGGATAATTCTATGCTATAATGAACCTTATCCGTGAGATCGGGAAAAAACTCAAAGCCAGTGTGATCCGTCCACGGCATTGGAGGCAACTTGACTTTAATAACAAAGAAGCCTGATTATATACAAGATAGAAAGCTACCCACAGAACAACGGATATGGAAGAAAAGGGATCTGTACAGAACTATTAAACGCCTATTGAAGAAGAAAGTTGACTAATCGTATATATATTACCTAGCGATATGCTCAGATATAGGCGTTATGACAAAAAAGTACACAGTAGAATAGAGAAATAATAAGAAAACCTCCAAATTAATGGAGGTAATTTACTAGGCATCCTGTATCATATCAGGAAAATATTCTTCTACAATACATTCAGACAAATACCGTTCAGCCCATTCGAAAGCATCTTCTTTTGTAAGTGGCGTGATTTTCGATCCGCCGGAAGTCATATTTCCAGCCGGTCTTGAATAGCTTGTCATTGCCCCGCCTGAACCTGCGAGAAAATAGTTCTTTGACCGTGGAGTTATGTATAATCCTGCATTCCAATTGCTAAAATCTGAGCATGATAAACCATTGTCATAGTTCCCGACTAATGCTGCCTTTTCTGTGTCATACCGAAATCCGCTAATAATTGCTTTCATTCTTTACTCCCTATTTGTTATATTTACAGAACAAAGTATGATTATTCATTCTGTTATCAATAAACCATTTTGCTGATGATTCATTTTCAATTTTGTTTTTCAATGCAACAAAGTTGTTTAATTCTGCTATATAGATTGCTATTTCTTCTCTGATTTCTGTAACTTCTGATTCATCTAATTCTGTAGACAACTCTTTATTGTCACTATCAATTTGTGCTTGTTTAAATTTGATAATCTGGTTTACACCTTCATCAATACAAATATTTTGTCTTACTATTCCGTTTAAAAATGTATTTCTGATTTCTTCTGCCCATGCGATTTGTTTTTCTGATCCATTTATTTTTTTCATTTTGTTTCTCCCTCTCTTAAGTCTTAAGTAATTATACACCCAGAAGGTGCATGTGTCAAGGGAAAGGTTGCAAATAAAGTGATAAAATGTCAAAACTAGACTGACGCCTATAATTATGCTATAATAGAGTAAATGGAAAATAACTCTGTCTTTAGTGGGGTTTGTTAAATGGTGTTAGCTGATGTGCATATTCAAAGAAAACTTATGCAGCAAAACATGAGAGTTAGCATGTTTGAAAATATTATACCAAATATAGAGATTGGCAACATTTACAACCTTGTTACACAAAAAATAATCAATCCTTACACTATGGTGTTATCGGCGCTCAAACATGGCAAAATAGAACATCTTTATATTGCAACATACGCGATTAATCAAAAAGCTATAGAAATATTTACAAACCTTATGGAAGCAGGAGATATTAAAGTTTGGACGCTTTTGGTAAACGAAAACTTGAAGTATAGAATGAAGGGGAAAGAAGTGTTTCTCCTGGAAGCTGAAAAGAAGTATAAAAATTTTCATTTATTAAAAAAAAGAGTTCACGCAAAAGTTACGCTTATTAAGGTTGGAAGCAAGCATATTGTTATTTCTGGAAGTGGAAATTATTCTGAGAACCCAAAAATTGAACAGTATTCAATCTGCGATGATAAAGAGCTGTTTGACTTTCATAAGGAGTGGATAATTGAGTAAACACGCGGGTGGGGCGCCTCTAATTTTCACAGAAGAAAAACTCGCAAAGATGAAGAAGCAAATAGAAAAATATACCAAAGAAACCGACATCCCAATACTTGCTGAGTGCGCAACACGGATGGATATTCTAAGACAAACATTATATGAACATGATGAGTTATCCGACGCTATAAAAAAGCTGATACAGAAAAAAGAGGCACAACTTGAAAAACTGGCTTCCTTTAACGTGATAAACCCCACTATGGCAATATTCAGTCTAAAGCAAATAGGATGGAAAGATAAGCACGAAATTGATAGTACAATAATAATAAAAAACAAATCAGATTTGGAGAAATTACCCGATGATGAACTCAGACGACTTGCGGAAGATGGCTAGAGCAGAAGAAGCCAAACGCATTTTGTCCCGTCGGAATGTGTTAGACTTTACAAATTACACTTTTGAAAAATTTGAGCCAGCACCATTTCATACTATTTATTATAAAATACTCGATATGTTCGCAAAGGGATTGATTAAAAATTTAATAGTTTCTATGCCTCCCCAACACGGGAAATCTGAGGGAGCTAGTAGAAGGCTTCCTACGTATATGCTAGGGGCAAATCCAGATCTAAGAATTGGACTAGGGACGTACAATCAAACATTTTCCAGGAAGTTTAATAGATCGAATCAAAAGATACTTAATGACCAGAAATATATAAACCTTTTTCCTGAGACCAAAATCGGGTCCAGAAAACACACAGATAAATATACCTGTAATGCTGACGAATTTGAGATAATAGCGAAGGACGGAAGTTTTCGGAATGTCGGTCGTGGTGGTGGTATTACCGGAGAAACTATTGATACTATGGTTTTAGATGATGTGTATAAAGATTATGAAGAGGCCAATAGTCCTGTCATTAGAGAATCGGCTATAAATTGGTATACTACATCAATCAACACTCGATTGCATAATGATTCACAAAGATTGTTAGTTTTCACTCGTTGGGATGAAGGGGATTTAATCGGGCATATCGAAAGCACCGAGGAAGTAATAATAGTGACCTCATTCTCACAACTAGAAAATACCGATCCAAGCAAATGGTATAAAATAAACTTTGAAGCGATAAAAACCGGCGAACCAACAGAGATTGACCCCAGGAAACGGGGTGAACCGTTATGGCCGGAACGACATAGTTTAGAAAACCTTCTAAAAGCGAAAGCATTAGACCCTGAGAAATTCGAAAGTCTTTATCAGGGCAATCCAAGACCGGCAGCAGGATTATTATATCGAAGGTTTAAAGAATACGATGAATTACCGGATAAGATTATCAAGATAGGAAATTATACTGATACCGCAGATACAGGGAAAGATAAACTTTGTTCTGTATGCTATGACAGAGGGTCTGATGATCTTATTTATATCACTGATGTTTATTACACCGACGAACCGATGGAAATTACCGAACCGGCAACCGCAAAGATGTTAGATAAGAATGGAACAAGAGAATCAGACATTGAAAGCAATAACGGTGGTCGTGGATTTGCCAGGAATGTTAAGAAGCAAACCAATCAAATGTGTACGGTCAAATGGTTTCATCAAAGCGGGAATAAGGAATCTCGTATCTTGACGAACTCGGCCTCTGTGTTACAAAATGTAATTATGCCAAAGGGTTGGATTTTAAAGTGGCCGGAATTTGCAAACGATGTACTGAGATATAAACGAATGTTCAGTGCCAATAATTTTGACGATGCACCGGACACGTTAACCGGAATTGTAGAGAAGAACATCGGGAGCCAATATGCACACATAAGGAGATACGCATGACAAACGAAGAAATGGTAAAATATATAGCAGAATACGAGGCAGGAAGTATTCATCAAAGAATGGTTCAGTATCACAAGTATTATGCGGGTGATAATCCCGACTTGATTAAACGGGTAGTCGATAGAACGAGAAGGAATATTACCCCGAATTGGTTTGTCCCAACTCCTTACTTTTCCACCGTGATAGATTCAGAAGCCGGGTACATGGGTCAACGAGTAGTCTATACCTCAGACGATAAAACAGCAGAGGCTTCACTCAACGATGTATTAGAAGCGAATGATTCCGATGTCAATGATATGAAGAACCTTACTTATGCGCTGACTTATAACCGAGCGTATGAACTTGTATACACTACCGGAGAAATGACCGCTGACGGCACATTTTCAGCGCCAGAGATAAAATATACTTCACTCGACCCTCTCCAATGTATCCCTGTTTACAACGAAGATATTCAACCGGTAATGGAAACCCTAATTTGGAAACGAGCAAGCAAGATTAAGGATGAGTTCCTAGTGGATGTTATCTCTAAAGACTTGTGGGAGTATTTCATATTAAAGGGCGATAAGCTAATTGAGAAAACCCCGGAAAGAATATTATATTTCCCTTCCTGCCCTGCGGTAGAATCCAAGGCTGAATTAATCAGCGACCAGTCACCGTTTCATGTAGTCATACCCTACATTGCAGCTTTGGACTGGGTAATAACGGGAAATGCAAACGAGAATGACAGATTAGTCGATGCACTCCTGGTAATTGGCAAGCTCTTAAAAGACGACGATATCAAACACATGGATGAATGGAAAGTCCTAGATGATATGGCGAAAGAAGAACGTGCCGAATATCTCACCAAAGAGATGTCTCCTGAGTTTAGAAAGTATTTATCTAATCTATTAATCAACGAGATCCACAAACATTCTCACGTAGTAGATTGGTACAATGCTGAAAACTCTTCGGGGGATGCGTCAGCCAAAGCTTTAAAGATAAGACTCTTTGACATGGATATGTATTCACAGCGAATCGAGAAGATATACAAAGAAGGGGCTTATGATCGAGTTGGATTAATTCTTCACTTACTGGGGATTATTAAGAACATCGAACAATCTCCTGTTAAGATAGAATATCAAAGGACAGTTCCGACTGATTATGAGAGTAAGATGGAAGCGTTCAAAAATGTTGACTGGTATTCAACACAAACCAAAGTTATCCAGACAGGCGGGGATTGGGAAGTGGAGAAAGTCAGACTTGAAGAGGAAACGCCTGAGATAGACCTTGATACTATTGGAGGGGATAGTGAAACAGAAGGAAGTTAGAAGAATTGTAATAGAAGTTACACCAAAACAAGAAGAATACATACATGACATTATTACTAATTGGGATTATGAGAAAAAGAATAAAAACATGATTGAGGACACGTCACAACATCAAGTTGAGATAATAGATCCAAGCTCTGAATACTTCGGGAGAATTGGTCGTATCGCATCAATAGGTTGCTCTGTTGGAGCTCCAAGTACTTACGATATAGAAATGTCAGCACCCGATAAAGATGGATTTTATGAGCAGATTAATGGTGTATATAGAAACAGTTTTAAGACGGTAGTATAATAAATGACATTTACCGAGATCCAACGAGCAGGCTATGAACTCACTGAAAAAGAAATGTTTCGACAAGCAATCTCTATGATCTCAGCATATAAGACAGGCAGAGATAAAGTACTCGAAGTTATCCAGAAGAATTATGGTAAATATCTCACTGACGTCAACCCGGCTGATTATTACACGGTATTAAATCAATACCAACGACTCACAAAAATAAACAAAGAAATCCAAGGATTATACATCAAGACATCCGTACAAGTCGGCTCTGATATGAAGAATACTCAGCAATTAGCATTCGGGAACAACTTTTATCGTCAGCAATATTCAACCACTCTCGCGACTTCAACCATCGGGGAACGGGTAGCATTTACTCAGGTCAGTCCGGCAGCCATGCAAGCAAGCGTTTTTGGTGATTTATCGTTATGGGAAAAGATACGGACAACAGGCGGTAAAGAAGGCATACAAGCAAGACAAGCATCCTATCAAGCAAAGCAACTATTAAAGAAAGAACAGATAAAACAACTCTTACCTAATAGTGGGGTATTCCTTAACGAACTTTTATCATCTAACCGGAAAAAGGAACTGTTAGCTCTTCAACGAGAAATCAAGTCAGCTCTCATAAACGGCGAAGGCTACAAAAAGACGGCTATACGCATCAAAGGGATCTTTAATAATTCAGCTTCTAACACTATGCGCGTGCTTCGAACAGAAGGCAACCGGAATATGAACGCGGGGGCAGCATGGAACACCGAAGAGATGAGAAATCAAGATGTGAAGATACAAAGGCAATGGGTTGCTACTCTTGACGGGAACACCAGAGAAGATCACCAATCGGCTGATGGACAGAAAGAGAACAAAGACGGATTATTTAGTGTCGGTGGATATAAAGGCAGATACCCCGGGGATCTCGGCGCACCTTCTCAAGATATAAATTGCCGATGCAGCGTGATTGACATAGTAGACGAAATCCCTCCAACGATCAGGCGGGCGGTAGATCCTGTTACAGGCAAATCAGATATAATCGATTATAAGAATTATGACCAATACATGAAAGACAACGGTATGCGACAAGACCGCGGGAAATGGGTTAAAAGTGCCTAGCACTTGACAGATAAATAAACTAGGGGTTATTATGAATAATCCCGCAAGGGGACAAAATGGCAGATCAGGAACAGGTTATCAAACAGGTTCAGGGCGCTACAAATCAGGATCAGGCGGTTCAGCCGGATCAGGAAACAACAGAACAGAAAATTGCTACTGCAATTGAGGCAAGCATTTCACCTTTAAAGGCTCAAATTGATGGGCTTAACAAACGTAATAGTAAGTTAGAAAAGGAGAAACGGGATGCTGAACTTGCACAGCTACCAGAGAAGGAGCAATACGAGGCAAGACTTGCAGCCCTTGATGAAAGGGATGTTAAGACTGCCGAAAAAGAGAAAGCTATCGAACGCCAAGCAATCGTCAACCGAGTAAAGAAAGATTACAAGCTGACTGATAAACTTGCAGAACGGCTACTCGGGGAATCCGCGGCAGAGATCGAACTTGACGCGAAGTATTTATCTGACTTCGTTGCGCAGGAAGTGCAGACAAAATCTACCGAAACCGTGAACAAAAAGCTTTCTGGAAACCCGCCAGTTGGTGGGGCTACAAAGGTTTTAACCGAAATTCAAGGGTTAGAGCTAAAAATGAAACAAGCAACTGCGAGCGGGGATATGGAAACGGCTAATGCTATCTATCTCCACCTAAAGGGGCTTAAAAGGACTTAAAAATGGCTAATGACACGAGTACTGGATATAGCACAAATTGGAACCAGGACAATCTACCTGGATCAAGGCTGATAACATTCAGCCCTATTATGTACCCATTTCTTTCACGGATTACAAAACCTGTTAAGGCTTCAAAATCAACAGAATTTGCAATGACCGCACAATACGCGCTTGAAACAGACGCGCAGACCGCAATCACTGAGGCAGAGGCTGTTGCTGGACAAACTGCTATTACTTACAACCTGACAAATGAGACTAATTACATCCAGATTTTACAGCAAGCAGTTAACATATCTGACCTTTCCGCATCTTCTCAGGATCGTTTAGTAATATCAGAGGTTGGCTCTTCTGGTCTTGGATATACAGCATCACCAAACCAAAGCGGAAGAGGTGCTTTACTCCCTCATCATTTAACCCTCGCACAACAGCAACTATACGGGACTCTTGAGTATTCCGCACTTAACGGAACAAAAACCAACGCAACAACCGCATCAGTAGCAGCTCTCATGGGTGGAATATTGAAAAGTGTTTCAACCGCGACAGTGGACGGATCCACCGGTGATTTGACAAAAGCAATGATCGATGAGTTAATGCTTGAAATGCAGACCGCGGGCGCAAAATTTGCAAATCCTGTAATATTCTGTAATGGCTTTCAGAAACAGAATCTTTCCAAGATATTCGGTTATCAGCCCGCTTCTCTTGATTCAGGTGGGGTTGCAATCGATGTATTAAGAACTGATTTTGGTGTATGGGAAATTATAGTTTCCAAAAGAATCCCGACTGACGACATTCTTTTTGCTGACATGGAAGAGGTTTCTTTGGTAACTCTCCCTGTTCCCGGTAGTTCATATATGCCAGACGGACTTTTCAGATACAATGAAAAAGAGAAAGCCGGAGCCTCAGAGGGTGGAGAATTGTACGCTCAGTTATCTGTAGACTTTGGATCTGAAAAAATGCATGGTTCAGTAACCAATCTCTCAACAAGTTAGGGGGTAAGATATGGCAACTTCAACAGATCTTGAATATAGAAACGGCATACCTCCGAAACAAAGAAATTTTGATATCGGTATGTCAAAGATGGTTTCACAGGATGATGTTACCGTAGTAATCGAGAGGGCAAATATTACTCCAGTTCCCGTTGCGGGAACATGGACATATCAAGTGCCTTTCCACCTTGAAACCGCAGCCGGTGAAATGGTTCCTTATACCGGAACTATCGCAGCCACGGCAGCAGAGTCAACTTCTGGGGGTGGAGAAGCCGACCCTGTAGACGCAACACCTTCAGTAGTAAACGGAATTGGTGATGTTATTACTTTTGCCGGAACTACGGGAACATGGGCGGACTCTGATACAGCAACTCTCACATTGACACATACCAATTTACGCGGTGGAACAGATACCGACACTTGGATTGTGACCTTTACAACATAGGAGATATTTTATGGGTAATCTTACCTTTTCACACGTCGGGGGGAGTAAAAATACTCAAGTTGCCCTTGACACAAGATATAATTATAGATGGTTTGATGCTTGGGGTGATGTAGAGAAAGTTGTGGCTGATAACAGTTGGGACTTGGATACCTTTAATATCACCGCTACCGGGACAAGTCCAATTACCGCGTCAGTTCTTCCATCAGCAATTGCTTTAGTAACTTCCGGCGGTTCTGACTTTAACGGTGACAATATTCAGGCAAAAGGATCTCGATTCAAGTTTACTGCCGGTCAACCCTGTTATTTCGGGGCAAAGCTGACGATAAACGAAGCAACACAATCTGACTTAGTAGTTGGACTCTTTGGGGTTGATACTACTTTAACCGCTGCAAGTGCTGCACATGCTTTAAATATTACAGCCGGGGGAATTGGATTCACAAAATTAGACGCAGTAACCGCGATGCACTTCAAATCTTACAGAACTACCGTAGAAGCAAATACCGCAGCAGCGCAAACTATGGATGTGGCTGCACACGTATATGAGATCTATTACGATGGTACAAAAGTAATGGGATATATTGACAATGCTTTAGTTGCGACATTTACCGACACTTTACCTGATGCCGTAATGACACCAAGTATCGAGTTCAGAACAGGTTCAGCGGCAGCGAAAACTTGTACTATCCACTGGATGCGAGCTTTTCAGATAAGATCTTAAGGAGGAAGCTTATGATTTTTGAAGGTAAAGGAACAGTATGGGACACTCGCAAGAATAAAAGTCTCTGTAAGTTTGTCAATGGATTTTATGAAACGACAGACCCAACAGAAATTGGATACCTTGTGAAGAAAGGCCACAAGCATGATGGAATTTATGAAGAACCTAAAAAGCCGGTAAAGGTTATTAAGAAAGTTGAATCTAAAGAACCGGTTAAGAAGTTTGTTCAAAAAAAGGCAGGTAAATAATGTTAATTGATACACGTAAAAACTGCCAAGCTACCGAATCAACAGATGCCTACTACATCCAAGATGGCAAGATGTATATTATCCCGTTTTACACCGCATCAAAAGCGGCCGCTGCATCAGAGAGCGTCTCGTTTAAAACTCCGGTCAAGGGAACAATAATACTAAAACCAATCACGGCTTTTGCGGTTGCTAATACGCTTTTAGTCACGATTACCGAGGGCGCGGTGATGAGTTCAGGAACGGTAAAGGTTCCTCAGAATATGAACCGTAATAAGTTAAACACTTCTTTGGTGGAAGCATATTCGGCAGCTACTTTAACAACCGCAGGAACGGTATTAGATTACACATCTGCACCAACGGGCGGTAATACAAATAATGGAGAATTTGGACTCACAGAAGAGCATATTTTAAAACCAAACACGATGTACTCAATTAAGTTTGAAAACATCGGGGCTTCTACAGCCTCGGTATTCTATTACAAAATCAGGTATATCGAAAAATGATTATTAATTTAATCACATTGGCGACAGTTAAAACCTATCTCGGGTTAAGCGCGACTACTTACGATGCTGCATTGACCGCCATGATTCCGATAGTTTCGGCTGATGTCAGAAGGATCTTAAATAACCAGTATGATGATTACTTGGTTGCTTCTTTTGACGAAACAGCAACGGACATGGAAGTCTCAGCAAGCACAGTTTACGGGGTGAAAACCCCGCGCTTACCACTACCAATAGGAACAGTTGTTTATAATACGAATTTACCTGATGATACCTACATTGCAGGGTATGATTCTGTTTTACAGGTCTATACTCTTTCAGCTACACCGGACGATGCCGGAACAAGTATTTACTCTCATATTAATATTTCCATGTGGTCAACGATTTCAAAAATGATCTGGTACAGAACACAGAAACTTAGTACGGATATGCCAACCGGAAAAGTTGACTCAAAGACAATGGGTCCACTCTCGATCACGTATGCAAAAGATGAAGTCAACGCGAAATGGGATTATCCGCAAGCTCTTATTGATGATCTCGGGACTCCATACCAGAGGGTTGGATAATGTTTGATAATTTCCTAGATGGATTTGCCGACTTTCCAACTATAACGTTGACTCTGTATACTCAGTCATCTACTTTCACGCAAGCAACAGGAAAGTTAATAAGCAGATATGAGCTTAATACTACGAAAACGGCTCACGGATTCCAGAAAGCGGCGATTCAAAGTTATATCAGAGATAAAGTATTCGACAATGTAGACATGGTTTTCATAATGGACACACAGCCTGATAAAAAGACGATTTTAATGTATAACAATATTTGGTATTCGGTAGTGTTCCCTGATGACATAGGATTCTCTTCAAGCGTATTCTTAATCGGGGCTACACGGGTTGAAAAGCCTAAACTGCTATTCTATGTCGTTGGTCAGGGCGGATTCATTATAGGCGACTCCACAGGTGTGGTAGGATGGAAAACAAGTGGCGTTTGATACAAGCATGAAACGAACCCGATTCGGAGATCCTAAAAAGGCAGCCGGGAAAGCGAGAACACAAAGTAACCTAGGGATCGGTGCAAGCATCGCCTCACAAGCGAAACTATTAGCACCGGTTGAGTTTGGACAATTACGTAATTCAATTTCAGCAACAAGTTTGAAAAAGACCGTATTACTGAATAATAGATCAGGAGACAAAGCAGAGGAATTATCTAAATCAGGTTTAAAGAATGATGAAGTATACGCGGGCAGTAATTCAGACCATGCGATATTTCAAGAATACGGTACTAGGTTTATGAGCGCACAGCCTTTTATGAGACCGGCAAAAGAAGTAGTAGTTGAAGGTAAGACCGCACAAAACATAATAGTTAAATATGGCGCAATAGCAATGGAGAGGGAGTTGAAAAAACGTGGTTGATACTTTACGAACGGCAATAATAGCCGCGATTACCACAGAGGCGATTCAATCTAAACTTAATGTCTTCACTTCTGAGGGTACGCAATATTATGCAATCTTTGCGGGGCGTTTAATCCCTGAACAGTATCAGACCTTGAATAATACTATTTTGGTATATTACACAACCCCGAAGGGACCCGGCGACATCCGACCTATGCGGTTTACTGTATCGTGCAGACAAGATAAACAGTTTGAAGCGATAGAGCTAGGAGAATTAGTCTATACAGCTTTGAATAGAACCTTTTCTGCTGTAACAGGTGGAAAGTATTATGCACAAGCTACGATGCAGGCGCCTATTTTTGAAGAAGTAAATTGCTGGCATGTACCAGTTGAAATATATATGAGAAATAATCTATAAAAACAAATAGGAGGCTATTATGCCCAGACAAACGAATGAAGCGAATACCCAATTTCCCGATGGTTGCAAGATAGAAATATCCACAGACGGGACTACCGGATCAGCATGGGACGATTTAGGTATTATAGCCGGTGGAGTAAATTGTACCCTAAATTGGGATCAATACTATCTCGATGCTGGTAATTACGAGGGATTAATTGACAAAGCCAAAAATCCTGTTTTTGCTATTGCACCTTCTGCAATCCTTAATTGGGAACATGCGGCGATTGCTCATGCTTTTCCTGGAGTGCTCTCTACGGCAGACGCATCGGCTTCTCCGGTAGCAGGAAATAACATCACTTATGCCGGAACAAGTAATCAGGTTACTCTCACACGATCAAAGATTAGACTGACCCATTACACAGTTGCTTTTGCCTCTCAAGCAGATCAGTACATAGATTGGCAAGTAACTCTCCATAATTGTGTTATAGATGCCGGTGCTACATTTAATTTTAAAGGTGTGAATGAAGAAGGGTTAGACGAAATCACTCTTTCCTTCACAGGCAAACCTGATCCAGCTTCAAGTTTTGTACTCTTTACCTTATTCAAAGCATCCTAGGGGGATCTAATGCCAAGACAAACAAACCAGAAAGCCTTCCTAATTCCCGATGGTTGTAATTTCGCAATCGACGTGGGTAATGGATTTGAAGATGTCGGGATCCTCGCAGGCGGGGTAAGTGCATCACTCGGATGGGATAATTTCTATATGGACGCGGGGAATTACGAAGGATTAGTAGACAGGATGAAAAATCCGACTTTTGCGGTTAATCCCTCAGCCTTGTTAAATTGGGATCCGCAGATTATAGCTAAATGTCTACCTGGGGTTTTATCCTCAGCAGCAGCCGTTTCTCCGGCTACAGGATTTGACGTAACTTACGCCGGGACTTCTAATCAAGTAACCGTAACCAGATCCTCTTTACGATTGACTTATTTTCCCGACGATAAAGAAACATTTACAATGTCGAGTAGTGTCACCGCGGTTGATAATGTATCAAATAATCAAATGGTCACTGTTCCACTATTTAACTTGATCGCTGTATTAGGACCGACAGCAACCAAAATAGACGGGTATATATTTATTCCTACTATGACAGAAGTATCTTACGCTGACAGAGATTTGATAGCGAACAGGGGGAACTTTTACACCGATGCGGGGAACTTATACATAATAGTAACCGCTTCCTTATACGCTGACACAGATGCAGCCGATAGCGCACTAGACGATACAGTTATAAGTTTTTGGGACAACGTAGATTGGCAGTTTACCTTTTATAACGCGGCAATAGACGGTGGGGCGACATTTAATTTTAAGGGAGTTAATGAAGATGGACTTGACGAGATTACCGTAAGTTACACGGGAAGAGCAGACCCCGCGAATTCTTACCAGTTACTCAATTTATTTATAGCTGACTAAAGGAGAAAAAGAATGAAAGTAGGAATAGGACGGAAAGCCATTGAGCTTGAAGTTAATGAGGAACTATTCACGATTAAATTTGTATCGGTATTCGCGAGGAAAAGAGCAAGCGATCTTTTCAGTATGGTTGATAAAATCACCAAAATAAACGATTTGCCGGACGAAGAAAAAGTAAAAGCAATGAGCGATTTGGAAGAGGTTGAACTTAATAATATTCTTGAATCAAGAACAGAGTGTATTGAAAATCTCTTAACTTCTAACGGGTATAAATTTGACCCTGATTGGTGGGATAAAAATACTGGTTACGAAGAACAGAATGAGTTTATTTATGTCTGTCTTGCGAAAGATATTACTAAAAAAAAAGTGATTCCAAAGCAGTCGGAGAAATAGACTTTGAACGGCTGTATTTTGCATGCAGACAAGCAAAGGTTGTTTCATGCAAAGAGGAATTCTGGTTCGAAATGGACTTACCAGACTTGGAGAATGCAGGGGCTTTTGTCTCGCGTGAGATTTGGGACGAATTTATTATAAAGAAATCGGACAAGATTAAAATTACAGCGAACGATTATACAAAGAGGCGTCATGGCTAGAATAATTGAACAACTAGCATATAAAATCACAGGCGATACAGGTCAGTTTGACAAGTCTATAGATGGGACTGACAAGAAGACCACAGGACTTACAGGCAAACTTGGATCACTTGGAAAGCTCTTAACTGTAGGAGCTGTTGCAGTAGGTATTGTTGCAGTAGGAAAGAAACTTTTCAACATGGCAACTGATGCAGCTGCAGCCGGTGATCGTGTAGACAAGATGAGTCAGAAAATCGGTATTTCAAGAGATGCGTTCCAGGAATGGGATTTCATTTTAAGTCAATCAGGAGCCTCGGTGGACGGCCTACAAATGTCTGTTAAGACTTTATCAAACGCAGCATCAGAAGCGAGGGACGGAACTGCCGAATATAAAGATGAATTTGATAGGTTAGGAATTTCAGTCACAGATACCAACGGAAAAATGAAAACACAAGAAGGCTTGCTAAATGAAGTCTTTGCCGCCCTTTCAAACATGGAAGACGAAACACAGCGAACAGCAACAGCGAGTAAACTACTTGGGAGATCAGCAACCGAACTTGCTCCGGCGATGAATCAGGGTGCAGATTCAATCGAGGCGATGAGACAGAAATCTCACGAACTTGGATTAGTGTTAAAAGATGAATTAATAGATGAAGCAGTTAAGTTTACTGATAATATGGATCAGCTTAGAAGGAAAGGTAAGGCACTTTTAACAGAGGCGATTGCACCGCTACTTGACCCAATGAACACTTTTATTGAATATCTTCTTAACGGTAGACAACCGGCTAAAGATTTGGCAGAGGTAACCGATGATTTGGATATTGCATCGAGGAATTATTTTGATGTAGTTAAACAGTTAGATACTCCTGTTAATGAACTAACCACGGCAGAACTTGCAAACCTTGAAGCAAAAAGAGAACTATTAAAACTTGATGTTATAACCTCACTTGTAGCTTTATCAAACGGGTGGGAAGATAACACCACAACAGTTGAGAAGAACACTAGGAAGATAAAAGATGCTACAATAGTACAACTACCCTATGTAGAAGCTTTCGAGGCAACAGCAAAGGCTTTTGGAATCTCAAATGAGGGATTACTTACTTATCTTAACAATAACGGAACACTAACAGATGATGTATTAGAACAGACAGAAGCCTTTGACAAAGTTGGTCAACAGGTATCTCTTTATGCAGATGAACAGAATAAAATAAACGGCTACTTAGCACAAAACAACGAAATAGAAACAGCAAGAAACAGCACTATCGCAACTACAAAATTACTCATTGATGAAGAGATTATATCATCAGAAAAGTTGAAGTTTGTAACCAAAGAGTTAAGGGATGCGATAACAACAGAAACAGAGGCTGTAGAAGAATCAGAAACAGCAACAGAAACACATGCTGAAAAGGTAAGACGATTAGAGCAAGAATTTAAAAAACTTGACTATACGATAACAAGTAACAGAACGTTAGAAGGGCTTACCACGAGAACAAAAGAAACCATCGTTGCATTTGACGGCTTAGAACCTATCTTAGAAAACAGTATTGATTTACTTAAAGAAAACGGATTTGAAGCAAAAGGGTATAATACATCACTTCAATTATTAGATGAAACGTTGCCACCATTAACAGAAAGCCAAGTTGCTTTTGCCAATTCTTTGTTAACTACTACAGAAATATTTGAAGGGTTGGAACCTATTCAAGAAGCAAGCATTTCTTTAATAAAAAGAATGAAAGATGCTACAGATGAAACGATAGAGTCAACCTTTAATTGGGGTGAGGCATTAAACGCTACCGCCAACACCATTGGTTGGATTGGCAGACTCCAAGACGCGCAGGCAGACGCACAAATAGCAAATCTTGACGAAGAAATATTAGGTGAAGAAAAGTACGCCTCAGAAAAACGGCGAATCATGCGAGAGTCAGCAGAAGCACAAAAAAAGACCTCTATATTTGAAGCGATAGTAGGAACTGCTTCCGCAATAGTGCAGGCAAGTCCGAACCTTTTATTGATGGCATTAGCAGGTGTGTCAGGGGCTTTACAATTAGCAACAATCAACGCGACACCCTTACCCTCTTACGATGTCGGCTCAATTAATATTCCTGAAACACAAACGGCAACCGTACATAAAGGAGAGATGATTTTACCCGCTTCAATCGCAAATGAAGCAAGACAATCAGGTGTTTCAATTTCCCCTTCCGGCGGAGGTGGGAATGTCTACCTCGATGGGGTAGAAGTAGGTAAAATAGTAATGAATCACACGAACGGCGGGCGACTCGGTACGATTGAAAAGAGGATAGTTAAATGAGAATAGCATGGCAGAACCTAGCAAAGACAAACGCGACTATCGCAGCACCTACAGAAGACTCAAACTACCCTGTTGAAAACTTATATCACAAATGGAAAAAGAAACGATTTCAGAGTACCAATACAGGCGCAGTTTTAACGATCACTTGGAGCGCTGATATTTCCGTATCCTGTATCGGGATAGCTTATCATAATCTATCAGGTTGTTCAGTAGTATTAAAGAACTCAGCAGATGCGACCCTCGATACTTGGACAGTTCCGATAACTTATCAGACAGACCTTTATGTTGATACCGAATTAACCACGGTCAGAAGCATTGTTATCACGATGACCTCCGCTAGTACCTTATATTTAGGCGGGTTATTCGTAGGATCGTACATAGAAATCGATAAAGAAGCAGGGCAGGATATTCCTTTAAGTGATACCTCAAACATGACAAAAAGTATCGGCGGGCAAGTTGCCGGAAGACTTGGGGTTACTCTCAGAAGCGGGTCAATTACCGTTCCCGATCTCACCGTTACACAAAGAAAAGCCTTTGAGTCAATGCAAGAAGATTTACAAAAGATATACCCGTTCTGGCTGGATTTATGGCACTCTTCACACGCGAGCTTTGAGCCATTTTACGGACACTTAACATCCGGTATGGGGATCACCAAAGATAATTGGCAGAATACCACAGTAAATTTTAGCATCGAGGAGGCCAATTAATGGCAATAACAAAAGTCGCGCAATTTAATTCAAGTCCTACAAATGCAACCGATTACCAAGCGCAAAACGCACATATAAACGCTTTCATTCAGCAGATGGGAAACCAATCACAGCACCTCACAGAATGGACAACCACAACCGTTCCCCAGATCGCTCTTGGGGTCTATCTCAGACATGCGGGAGTTCTTTATATAGTTGATACCGCTCATTTCGATATAGCGACAGGGGACTTATCGGCTGCCGATAATTATTATATAAAACTTACTACTTCCGGCGCATCATTAACCGTTGCATGGGAAGATGATTTGACCGATTATGCGTGGAATACTTCTTATCAAGGGTTATATAATGGCACTTCTCAAATTATGCCCTATACCGTTATATACGATGCTGGGTCAAGTTATGTAAAGAGGAAAATATTAAACCTATCTGCTACCGATGGGAACAATTTTTTCGCTATAGGAAGCGATGGAATACCCTATATAAACGCTAGTGATTTATACTTTAATAGTGATGAAGCAAATCAAGATCATATTTTATATAATGAATCTACTAATGCATATGAGTTTTATGCTGACGACGATGGTGGAAAAACAAGTTTTGGTAAGCTTTGCGCAGGGGGATATAATCCGAAAACACTAACGGCATCAAATATTGCGGTTTCATCCGTGACAACCTTAGTAGTACCGTCGGGTATTTACCAAGCTAATATTTATGTCGTAGCTTTTGGTAATGTTGCTGCCAATGTGCAAACCTATATAAATGGTGCATGGGTTGCTTTATCAGATAGTGGTATTAATATTACGGGCACAACTGGAACGTCGTCTCAATTTTCAATCATGTCTGATGGTACAAACACAAGACTAAATTTGTATACCATGAGTACTTCAGGTTCTGCTACACTTTACTTAAGTAAGTACTAATGGAGTGTATATGATATTAATACTTTTATTCTGGTTTAACTTGCTGATAGGCTATCAAAATTCTGGAATTGCTAGTTTAAGAAATTATTATGAGTTCTTACCAAGAAGAGCAAATGTTGAAGTGGTTGCTAATAATGATATTATTGAGCAAGGTGTTTTTTATGATAATACTGAATATATAGATGGTTTAATCTTGCACCAATATACAGTGGTTTATAACGAGGTAGAATGAATTACAGATTTGAGATTGACAAATTATTTACACTAGAAAGCTCTTTGCTCGTTCCCTATGGGAGTTTTACCTATAGGGCGTTAATAACTACCACTACCCTAGATGCCTATTGGGTAACAACTTTCGGCGTATCGATAGATTTGACTAATAAGGTTTCAAGAGTCATAAATTCGGTTATTGTTAATTATACCACAGGATACGCAAAGCAAACTTCAATAGTAGACTGCGAAGCGCAAGAAGAGTCATTTTATTGGGATAATCCTAACCAGATGTTATATGTCCATTATGAACACGATACAAATCCTTTCGCTGTTTCTACTGAATATGGAAGCGTTCTTGGTTTTACCGATGAATCAGTTGAATATGTTTCAGATGTAGTTTACAAACCTCTTCTTGTCTCAGTTCCGGCAATCTCGGACAGCTCAGACCCCTTGCAATATGAAATAATGGCTTACTCAGACGGAACTTTTTCACTAAAAAATGATGAAGATGATTTTGTGGGAGAATTTGACACAGACCCTAAACTTGCGGGTTCGATCTGTAGATTGAAAAGAGAAAATACGACTGTATGGGAAGGGAGAATTGTTGACTATTCTACAACTTTAGACACGTTTACAGTAAAGGCGAGCGATAAAAGAAGGCTCTTACAAGCAAGCTACCCGACAGAGGTATTTTCAGGACTCACCGGAATAGCTGATGATACCAATGGGAAACTTATACCCGATGGATACGGACTTAAAACACAGGTTCCCGCTTATCCAGTTCTTGACGGAGTTGGTGCAGTCCAGTTTCGATGGGGAACAGAAGTAACCTCGATCACTCAAGTTTATTCAGAAAAAGACGGAATAATTACCAGTGTTACAGATTATGACTTTTTAACAAATGGAACATTTAACTTACTAGATGGCGCGTGTGCTTCTGACGGTGCAGACCCTACACTTGGACTAAAAAGAATCTATGTAACCGGTGTAATGCGACCAGAAACGAATCCCGGGGATATTATAGCGGATCTCAATCTTAATGTCTTAGGAATTGTCTATAATGCGAGTAATTACAATGAAACTGAATGGGTAGCAGAAAAGGCAAAACTCTCTGATGTCGGGCTATACATGGACTCTACTAAGAAATTAGTCGAATGGATTGAGATGCTTCAACCCTCTTCAAACCTTGGTTTCAGATATGAGGATATCGAAAAAAGAACCCTAAGAGTAGATGATTCAAACAGGGCTTTAACCACTACCCTCACCGCTATTGACATTAGAAATCAGAACCTACCGGCAGACTCTAACCTTGATTTATACGCGACAGACTGTACGGTATTCTATAACAAGAATCATAGGACAGATGTATATTCTCAAGTCTCGAATACTGACTACTATTTTCCAGTCCTTAGAGAGCATCGAGTCGCGAAGACTTTCGAGTCATATAGTCTTTTAACTCTTGAAGCAGATGCGACAGAAAAAGCTCTCAATATCATGGAAGATATCTCAGAAGTCAGACCTATATTTACGAATATTATTGACTATAATTCCTATACCGCGCCGAGAGTATTTGATATAATACAGACAACGCAATCTTTCGGGTCCAGGGCATATTACGGATCACAAAGATGCCAGGTTATTGGCGTAAGTCCCATACCTGAAACAGACGAATACAGACTTACTTTACGGCAGAGAGATGCACAGACTAATCCCTAGGAGGCTTTAGATGGCTGATAATGTTACGACCGATGATATTAAACTTATATCCGAATATGCCGAATTAACAGAACTTGATACCGGTGACTTTATATTAACCGAGGATATTACTGATAATAGTTTTAAAAAGATTACAGAGACAAATTTTAAGACAACCACAGGTATAACTGCAAACACTACCCATAAAAGCTCTGACGGGAAAGATCATTCTGACGTAGTTTTGAATAACACTCACAGGGCAAGCGATGGCAAAGATCATAGTGATGTTGTATTAAACAATACGCATCGAGCCTCAGACGGTACAGATCATTCTCACGTAATATTAAACGATACCCATAGAGCTAGTGACGGCAAAGATCATTCTGACGTAGTGCTTAATAATACTCACCGAACTTCTGACGGGTCAGATCATACCTTCGTAGATCAATCAGTAATTTCCGGCGCTTCCCCAACTCTTGACGGTGCGAACATAACCGGAGTAGACCCTGCGGGGATAGACATCACTGCTACAAACAGACTGCTTGGTCGTTCAACCGCAGGGGCAGGAGTATCCGAAGAAATCACGGTTGCCGGAGACATTACCCAATCCGGTTCAACTTTCACGATTGGAGCCGATAAAGTTACGTATGATAAAATGCAGGATACCTCTGCAACTGATAGACTTCTCGGACGTTCAACCGCGTTAGGCGGTACAATCGAAGAAATCACGGTTGCAGGGGATATCACTCAATCAGGTTCAGACTTCACAATCGCCGATGACGCCGTTACTTACGCCAAGATGCAGAATGTTACCGCTACTGACAAGTTATTAGGCAGAGACACCGCGGGCGCAGGGGTAGTTGAAGAACTCGGCGATACCGCTGTGAAGACTATGCTTGCTTTGGAAAATGTTTCAAACACAGCGGATGCTGCAAAACCCGTTTCAACCGCCGGACAGACAGCTCTTGATTTAAAAGCACCCTTGGCCTCACCATCATTTACCGGAACTGTCACCACCGCCGGAGCGATAGAACTAGGGCACGCTTCTGACACAACTTTAGCTCGCGACAGCGCAGGGGTTATATCTGTTGAAGGGGTTGAAATAACCAACAACACGAAAGCACAGACCTTGACTAATAAATCATTGACAGCGCCTGTAATTAGTACTATAGAGCTAGGCCATGCCACTGATACCACAATAGCAAGAGATAGTGCCGGAGTTGCAAGTATAGAGGGTGAAGAAATAACAACCAATGTTAGAATACAGACCTTAGCCAATAAAACACTGACATCTCCTAAACTAAATGAAGATGTTGTACTTAGTGCTACAGCTACTGAACTAAATGCAGTAACAGCAAACATTGCAACAAACGTTAGTGACATAGACACCCTCGAAGCAGACCTCACTACCTCAATTTCACCCGACATAACCAACGAAGAACCCACAAACAAAACAGGTGATGGCTCGACAGACATATCCGCAGTAATCGTGGACGGCAGCGCAAGCGTTGAGATTCAGGGTAAATCATACGATAACCAAGGTGAGGACACATGGGCAACCGCTTTAACCGGATGGACATCCACGTATGATTCTATCGTATCCGAAAA